TTCAGAGCGCATTGATGATATTCGGTTCTTGGAGCCGCGAGATTTTAGTCAAGAACAACACGAGCTGATTTGGAAAGTGGCTCTTTATCTGGATGGCATCGATAAGCCCGTCAATGTGCTCAGCGTGACAGAAATATTCACCCGGAGGAAAAGGCTCCACGAGATAGGCGGGGTAGACTATCTTTCTCAGCTCGTAGCAGCTTGCGCCAGCACGTCAAAGGCAGCCGTTGTAAACTCTGCCCAAATTGTCAGGAAGAACGGGCATAGAAAGAGACTCGTGGAACTATCGGAAGAGATTCGGGAAGTTGCAGAAGGTGCCTATGAAACAGATGAAGATATGTTTTCTGCTGTGGAAGACTTGGTGACGAATATCCGCCCTCAAGAGTCTGGGGAGATGAAATCTATGTCGGAGACCCGGGAGGACTACCGGAAGCATCTGAAAAGTAAGGCAGAAAAGATTTATTCCGGCTTTAAACAGTTTGACGAATGGGCAATGCTCTGGCGGGGTTGGCTCTATATCCTTGCAGGGAGGCCTTCGGTCGGGAAAACAGCAAAGGCATTACAACTTGCCTACGGTGTTGCAAAAAACAATCCAGACGGTGGGTGTGTCCTCTTTTTCAGCCAAGAAATGGGTGCGAATGAACTCAAAGATCGCTTGGTTTCTAACATATCCGGAGTCAATTACATCCGCCTGACTCAGAAAAAAGAGGAGCTAACTGATAAGGAATGGGAGAAAATAGAAAGGGCTCTTAATACGCTCGATACGCTCCCCATCTATATTCAGGACAAAGCATCGGTGACTATTGAGGAAGTTCAGACCACTGTTCGAAGGTTCAAGAAAAAACATGGAAAAGTGGCTGCCGTTTTTGTGGATTACCTTCAAATCATGAAGGTTCCTCAACGTAAGAATGAAAACAGAGCACAGGCCATAGGTCGGGTTACATCTGCGGCCAAACAAATGGCACGAAAATATAAATTTTGTTTTGTTATGCTCTCCCAAATGACCAGAGAGAGTGAAAAAAGAGAGGAACCAATGCTTTCCGATCTCAAGGAGTCAGGCTCAATCGAACAAGATGCCGATGTCGTGGAATTCCTTTGGCATAACGGGGAGAAGGAAAACAATACAAAAGTTATCCGTTCCTACTTTGCCAAAGGTAGAAATGTCGGGGAGAACAGGTTTAAGTACAAGTTTGAGTGGTGGGTGCAGAGATACGTGGAGCTTCCTAAAAAGGCGGAATGACCATGGGGAAAAGGATTGAAAACGAGGAGCAGTATCAGAACTCCTTAAAGTGGCTTGTTTCCAAGAGCTTAGAGATTGAAGATCCATTGCTGGACGAAGAAACAAGAAAAAAGATGCTGCAAACCTACGACTTTGTAAGTCAGCGTGTCATAGAGTATCGGCGTGGTGAACTGGCAAAGATGTATCCGGGGCTACACGCTATATATAAACAGCTCGGCTGGAACTATGTTGGTTCGCCAGAGCCAGAACAGAAACAACCAGAAGTACCAAAGAAAAAGATGAACTTGGATTTCTTCTTTGATGATTAGGGAGGGGACAATGAGAAAACTGAGCCTCTTCAGTGGAATAGGCGGGATAGATCTCGCCGCTAAATGGGCAGGCATTGAAACAGTTGCTTTTTGTGAAAAAGAATCTTTCCCACAACAAGTATTACGTAAGCATTGGCCTGACATTCCTATATATGACGATGTATGTGCACTCACACGGGAGGTGTTAGAACAAGATGGAATCATCACAAGAAATCGAACAATTGACCTTATTTCCGCAGGATACCCTTGCCAACCTTTCAGTAATGCCGGGAAGCGAAAAGGCAAGGAAGATGACCGTCACCTCTGGCCAGAAGTTGCTCGAATCTTACAGGAAATCCGGCCCAATTGGTTCCTTGGTGAGAATGTTGCTGGGCACATATCTCTGGGGCTCGATGACGTGTTATCTGACTTGGAAAGCATCGGTTACGACACGCAAGCAATTGTTATTCCGTCTTGTGCCGTCGGTGCTCCGCACAGAAGGGACAGAGTCTTCATTTTGGGGCACACCGAGTGCGTCAGATGCTGTGGGGAGTCATGGGGGCGGACAAGGGAAGTCTCTTCGTACAGATATAGCAAATTGGAAAAAAGGCCTATGGGCTACACCGACCGCATCAGAGACTACAGCGAAGGAAAAAATCGAATTAACCGAAACAGGAAGACGAAAATGCTTGAACGGGAGCAGTCACAGTGTAGATTTGGCAACAATGGTGAAAATGTGGCCTACTCCAGCGGCACAGGATGCGAAGAATTGTACGCTTCCTCCTTCTCAGATAAGCAGGGATACAGTACCTGGAGCAATGCTCAGAGATGGACAGAAGGGACAACTAAATCCAGATTGGGTGGAGTGCTTGATGGGCTTTCCGATTGGTTGGACAGATATAAATGGCCAGCTGGATTAGGACAAGAACAATACGATTGGGAACCTGCACGGATAGAAACTGGCGTTCAGAACAGAGTTGGGAGGTTAAAGGCCTTGGGAAATGCCGTGAATCCGGTTCAAGTTTATCCGATCCTAGCTGGGATAAAAGCAATAGATTATCAAATACAAGGAGGTAAAAAATGAATGAATTGACGAATTGGATTGAACAATGGGCGGCTGAAAGAGGATTGCATAGTGCTGACCCGAATAAACAGATCCTGAAGCTTGGTGAAGAGTTTGGGGAGCTTTGCCAAGCAATTGCGAAAAACAGAAAAAAGGCAAAAATAAAAGACGCGATCGGTGACATGTATGTGGTTTTGACGATTTTATCTATGCAGTATGACCTATCCATAAAAGATTGTGTCCAGACCGCGTATGACGAAATCAAAGATAGACGTGGCAAGATGATAAACGGCGTATTTGTGAAGGAAGAGGACTTGCTTTAGAAGACTATTGGGAGGTTCTTAGAATGTCTGAACGTAGTTGGGAAAAAGTAGGCGAATAAAGGAGAGGGCACCAGCCTTCTCCCTACCAAAAGGGGATGAGACCGGAATGAATAGACCAATCAAGTTTCGTGCGTGTCATTTACCAACATTAAAAATGTTTGGTATGGAGGATTTAATTTGCGAAGAACACTTATTAGACATGCTGACAATGATCAATGAAAAAAGCAAAGAAGATTTCTCGCAGCTGATGCAATTCACAGGACTCTATGACTGCAACGGTAAGGAAATATATGAAGATGACATAGTAGAAATTAAAAATCATCCCTTTGACAGATTCATTGGAATAAATGGCATGTACACGGTCGGCTACAGTGACCGGATGGAAATATGCTGTGGTAGCTGGTTACTGCATCACGCATTACCTTATGTCACCGTAGTAGGAAACATGTACGAACACTCTCATTTGTTAGGAGGTACAGAAGATGAATAAGTGTGAATATCCCGGATGCAAAAAGGCAGCACAAGAAACGTTTGCACTGGTTCCCCTTTGTAAATGGCACTGCGATGCTATCAAGGAAGAAACCCAGTTGTATTACGGAAACCTTAGCCCAAAATACAAAATCCATCGGCCTATGTATTGCAAGATTGCTAGGTTAATTCCATGGAGCCAGGTAAGCCGAAAAGAGGTGACTTTATGAGATTTGTAGGAATTGACCCTTCAACAAAAACCGGATTTGTTGCACTGGACCAGTTGGGAAAGGTGTCAAAAGCAAAGGAATTGACGGGCATTAATAAATCCGATTCTATCAGGATAATCACTTTGGTTGATGAGATTATGGATCACATTCAGCCAGGAGACCGGGTATGTATAGAAGGATTTGCCCATGCAGCCAAGGGGAACTATGTGAGTCAAATGTTCGGAATCGGTTGGGGAATCAGAACGGCGCTTACACGGCGGAAAGTCCCATACACCGAAGTAACGCCTTCCCAACTCAAGAAGTTTGCAACTGGAAAAGGGAATGCCAAAAAAGAGGATTTAATCCTCCCTATATATCAGGACTGGGGATTTGAAAACAGCAGCGATAATGTCAGAGACGCTTTCATCCTAGCTCATATAGCGTATGAAACACATCTTTTAAAAAATGGATTTTGCTCCGCTGTCGGTATTGAAATTTACCCACACCGAAAAAAGATCATTAAAGAGATTCTAAATTCTCCCGAAAAGAAAAAACGGAGGAAGGTGGCGAGGTGAAAACCTACCTCAAAGATTAATCACCTCTATAACGTCGTATTAGCCCGTTTAAGAGGTTTTCTAGATGAAGTAATACAAATATTTATATTAACTTTATAACGCCTGTATGAGGCGTATAAGAGCTCAAAACCAAATTTAGTTAAAGGAGAGATAAAACGATGTCTACTGAAATCAATGTTCTATTCAAATCCATGCAAAGAGATGATAAGAAAGAGGTTCTGAAATTTGAGCTAAAAGGTAACGAGAATGATGGCAATGCTCAAAAGCTTGTCGAGATGGCCGGGACCATTGTCATCTTCAACCTTCCCGGGCTAACCGAAGAGGTCTCCGCTGAATTTATGAATATCCAGCGAGATAGCAAGAAAACCGTGATAAAACTGGCTCTCAAAGGCGATAGTGAAGAGAAAGCACTGGAACTATATAAGCGCGCTGGGCGGAATGTTCCGCTTACGCTCAAGCCTTCTCAGATGTCGATTGAGGAATATTATGAGGAAGATGAAGGGTTGGAATATACGGTAAAAGCTGATGGAACCGTAGAATTGGATCAGGATCAAGTGACGATTGAGGACGTGGAAACGCCGGAAACCAAGGATACGGAAGACGCTCTACCATTCTAATCATACTGCCCCGGGTTACCGGGGCTACCTCCATCAAAAGGAGTGAACCCATGAGCAGCAATTGTTTCTTACCGGAACTCGACAGGAAAAAGACGCAAGAAGCGCTTGAGGCTGAATTTGAGAAATACCGCATTTTCAAAACGGTCACCTTTGAAGAAAAAGAAGTGAACATCACATCCAGTTACCAAGAACGGTTTCACGGTCAGACAAACGTAACCAGTGATTCAACGGCCAATGTGGCTATTTATAACATAGATACTCAGGCAGCCAGAAAAGCTTATATAGAGCGTATAGATAGGGCTGTAGCAAGGCTTCATCCCAAGGAACAGCTACTGATTCGCGAACGTTATCTAAAGCAGGATTATGTGTATGATTATGTCATCTATAACCATATTTTTAACCCGCCAATTAGTGAGCGTACCTATTACAAAATACGTTGGAAAGCTTTCTACAAGCTAGCTCTAGCACTTAACCTTGCTGTAGAAAGGTAAAGAATTTGTACAGAAAAAAGAAAGGATTAATACAGAAAATGTATCAGTCATTTGGATTTCGATAAGTTATATTTATAGCATGGCCACAAAGAAAGAGAGGGTACCGATTCTGGTTCCTCTCTTTTTCTATTATTAAGTTTCACTGATGATCATTATGCTTAATACCCAGTGCTTTCTTCAAAGAAGTTTGAAGGTGCTGAGAAAAATTGATGCCAGCATCTTCCGCTGCATCCCGTAACCATAGTGGTAGAGTACAGTTTTTAGTAACAGACCTATTGGCCGATTCATCTCGGTATGGAGGTAAGAATACTTCCACGAAAACAATCCGGTCACTTTCATCGTTTAATTCGATGTCTTCAGGTTCGGATGGCTTGGGAATAACTAAATTTTTATCTTCCATTTCAATCAACCGATCAATCAGCATGGATTTAGCTTCTTTAATTCCGGAAACTGTATCCGCGGCAATAATGGCCGTACCAGGAATGTCAGGGAAGTATAATGCAACATCTTCACCTGACTTTTCAATGACAACGGGATAGATGAAAACGTCTTTACCCGACATATTTATTCACGCTCCTTTATTAGTAGGAGGAACCCTAAAAATGGGGGTTGAACACCAGAGGTTAGAAATTAACCCCTGATGTTCTCTCAATGCTCTTCAAAGTTCCCTTTGGAATAACTGCTCCGCTTTTGTGAAAGCTTATATCGGCGAAGCGTTCAGGATCATCTTTGTGTATGTATCTCTGGTGACTACCCTTCCCTGTATGGGAGGGAGATTTGATGAACCCTTCTTTTCTTAATTTTTGGAGAGCTTCGCGAACTGTAACTTGTTTCCCCATTTATTGTTCCTCCTCTTGATTACATTATAGCACGTGTAATAAATGCGTGTCAATAAAAATATGCGCATAAATTATGCGTATCTATAATGGAA